CCGCCTCGCCCAGCACCTCGCGCGTCAGCGTGTCGGGCGCGCCGTGGCGACAGTGCCAGAACAGCGCCACCATCTCGCCCAGCGTCAACCGTTGCTCCGCCGCACGCGACACCAGCGCGATCAGCGAGCCCAGTTCCGCTTCCGCCGCCACCAGCGCGGCGAAGCTCGGACGCAGCGTGATCGTACTGCCGTTGACGCGGATCGCCGCCTCGCCCCGCGCGGGGTTCGGAGCGCCGCTCACGCCGCCACCGCCGGGCCGGAACTTTCCAGCGCGATCGTGTAGCTGCGCTCGCCATTATAGTCGCCGGCATAGTCCAGCCGCGTCACCAGGAAGCGCGCCGTCAGCGTCTCACCGCCTTCGAAGGTCAGCCGGTAATCGTCGATCGTTCCCGCCAGCGCATTGGCCCGCACCCGCGCCTCCGCCGCCGAGCCGGTGAAGACCCCTGCCGCCGATACGCTGACCGATCGCACGCCGGCCCCCGCCAGCAATTCGCGCCAGCCACCCGAATCCTTGTTGGTGATCGCGACCGCTTCGCCGTTGATGCTCAATTGCGTCGTGCGCAGTCCCGCCACGGTGCGATAGCCTGGCGGCGTACCGCCGTCGCCAATCTTCAGCAGGAACGCACTGCCCTTTTCCGCCGCCATCATTCGTCCTCCAGCAATCGAAACCTGACATCGACCAGCATCGTCCAGCGCTGCCCCGCGCCCGCACCGCCTTCATGGAACAGCGAAGATCGCACCGGCGCGGCGCTCACCACGCGCCACCCGGGCAACCCGGCGGGTAAAGACAGCAGCGCGCTTTCCGCCGCCGCGCCGATCGCCTGGACACGCGCGCCGCTGTCGCCGGCATCGCGGATCGCCAGGCCGATCCGCACCTCGCGCCCGGCGCGGTCCTTCGTGCCCCAGTCGGCTGCGTTCACATCGCGCAGCTGCACCAGCGGCACCGCCGCCTCACGCGGGATCTGTCCCTCGATCACGCGCTGCACCGCGATCGCCGGATCGTCGCGCAGCCGCGCCAACACCGCCGCGCGCAACACCGCCGGCGCGCTCATTCGCGCCACCAGGCCAGCCGTGGATCGTCGATCCACCGCCGCATCACGCGTCGTCCGGTGACGACCACGCCGCGTGGGTCCTCCTGCACTGCGGCATCCGGCCATCGCGCCCGCAACAGCGCCGCGATGCGCCCGCGTGCCAGCGCGACACGCCGCTCCACCGCGATCATGCGGACCTCGGCAGCGTCAGCGCGACATGACGGAACGGCCGCCACAGGGCGGTCACCGCCGCCGGCACCGGCACCGCCCCCTCCCGGTCGGTGAACAGATGCGCCGCCAGCGCGACCACCCCCTGGCGCAGGGTGATCGGCAGGCTGTCCCAGTCGCTCGCCAGTCCGGCGGTGAACGTCACCGCTGCCTCACCCTCGACCCGCACCCAGCCGACACCGTCATTGTCGATGTCGACCGCTGCACCACTGATCGCCCGCACCGGGCGCGCCGGCAGCGCCTGCCATTCCCCGTGCCCCCGGATCGTCGCGACCATCTCCCGCGCGATCAGCACCTGTCCGGTGAAATGCTCCGCCAGCCCCAGCGCGGTTTCGGCGAAGGCGAGGATCAACCCGTCGTCGTCGGGCAACCCGGCGCGCAATTGCGCCTTCACCGCCGCCAGCGCGGCGGCCCGGTCTGTCGCCGTCAGCGCCACCGCGCCCGGCGCTCCCGTCACGATCGCCATCCTGGCTCCTTTCATGATATCCTGAAACAGCGGAGGCGCCATGCGGCGCCCCCGCCTTTGACCGATCAGTTGGTCGAGAATTTCAGCAGCTTGATCGCTTCGCTGTTCACCACGCAGCCGCCCACCCGCTTGGTCGCGTAGAAAGTGACGAACGGCTTGTTGGTATAGGGATCACGCAGGATGCCGGTGTCGCTTCGCTCCGCGATCAGATAACCCGCGCGGAAATTGCCGAACGCGATCGACAGGCTGTTGGCCGCGATATCGGGCATGTCCTCCGCCTCGATCACCGGATAGCCCAGCAGCGTCGCGGGCTGCCCGCCGGTCAGGCTCGGCTGCCACAAGAATTGCCCGTCGCTGGTCTTGAACTTGCGCAGCCGTGCCACCGTCGCCGCGTTCATCACGAACACCGCACCCTGGCGATAGGGAGCCCGCAACGCCTGCACCAGATCGATCAGCCGTTCCGCGCCGCCAGTGTTGAAGTCGCCCGCCGCGCCGGTCGGCAGATATTGCAGCGTGCCGAACGCGCGCGCCGCGTCTGCAACCGCCGACACCGGATTCTGGAGGAACCCCCTGGGACGGTTCACCCCGTTCCCGGCAATGAAAGCGGCCCCTTCCGCCTTGGCGAATTCCATCGCGATTTCGTTCGCCAGCCACGCCTCGACGTCGAACTGCGCGTCGTCCAGCATCGCCTGGCTGGCGGAGGGGTTGGCGTACAGTTCGCCCATCGGCGGCGCGATTTCGTTGAAGGTCGGCGTCGCGGTGCCGGGGCGGGCGTCGGTTTCGCCTGCCCATCCGCTCGGCGTGCCGCCCGTCGTCACCAGCTTGCGATACCCCGCGCTGCCGACCTGGACGACCTGGGCGATGCTGCGGATCGGGCTCGCCCCCTTGAGCGTCGCATCGATCTGCGCATCGATCTCCTTCGGGATCGCATAGCCCCCCTGATCGCCGCTCACCCCGGTGAAAGCCTTCATCTCGATCGCCGCGCCGCTGCGGACATATCCGTCAAACGCCACGTCCTTCGCCGCCCGCGCGCCATCCAGCACCGGGCGCGCCACCATCGTCTCGTTCATCATGTTCTCCTGAGGATCATCCGTCGACCGGATGAGATGGCGCCTCCCAGCGAGGCACCGAAACATCGCGCTAGGCGTCGCCCAGCGTGTCGATCCGCGCCGCGGGTTGCATCGGCACCGCCACCAGGCTGATCTCGACCAGATCGGCGCGTTCGATATGGCGCCACGCCCCCTGCCGGACGGCGCGCGCGCGATAGCCGACCGACAGCCCGGTCAGCGCACGTCGGCGCAGCAACGCCGCGACCTGCGGATCGGTGACGACGCCGGCGACGCGCAGGCCCTGCCGATCCTCGCTCACCGACGAAAGCGTGCCGACCGGCGCACCACGATGTTGCAGCAGCAGTGGCACCGATGCGCAGTCCGCAAAGGCGCCCGCGCGGATCACGTCGCCCGCCCGATCGACGCGGTCGAAAACCGCCGCATAACCGGCGAAGGCCACCGCCCCCGTCATCGCACCCATTCGCCGAACCCCAGCCGCACCGCCAGCCCGACCAGCACCAGCGCCCACACCATCCGCACCACCCACCCGAGCAAGCCGCGCCACACCGATCGTTTCGCCGCCCGCCACGCGGTCAACAGTTCGCGCAGTTCGGCGACGTCCCCGGCCGCGCGCTCGTCCGACAGTCCCAGCCGCGCCATCGCGCGCGTCGCGCCCAGCTCGCCGGCTTCCTCCGCGATCGCCCGCAGCGTCGCCACGTCCGCGCCGCGCATCTGTGCCTGCGCCATCAGTTGCGCCAGCACGACCGCGCCGTGATCGTCCGCCGCGCTCATTGCCAGTCCACCATCTGGCGCTTCTCTTCGGTGGACAGGAAGTCCGCCGCCGCGACCATCCGCCACAGGCGCTCGCGATCCTCCACCAGCGCGGGAACCCGGTCCAGGTCGACCTGCACCGTCGCGCCCGGCAGGTCCGTCGCCAGCCCCCCGGCGATCGCCCCCAGCATCGCCCCGGCCAGCGGCAGCACGGTCAGCCGCCACAACGCCCGGTTCGCCTCGCGATAATTGGCGTAGGTGCTGTCACCCGGCAGCCCCAGCAACATCGGCGGCACGCCGAAGGCCAGCGCGATCTCGCGCGCCGCCGCCGCCTTGGTGCCCGCAAAGTCCATATCCGCCGGGGTCAGGCTCATCGCTTGCCACGACAGGCCGCCCTCCAGCAGCATCGGTCGCCCGGCGTTGCCGGCCCCCGCGAAGCCGCGCTCCATCTCATGCCGCAATCGCTCGAACTGGTCGGGCGTCAGCACCGATCCGTCAGGCGGCGCATAGACCAGCGCGCCTGACGGACGCGCCGCGTTATCGAGCAGTGCCTTGCTCCACGCCGAGGCGGCATTGTGGATCGCGATCGCGCCCGACGCCGCCGCCAGGCATCCCAGCCCATAATGATCGTCGAGCGGATGAAAGCGCCGCACATGGATCACCGCGGCGGGATCGAGGCGCACGACGCGCGCCGCGACGCGATAGGTATAGGCCGCCGGCCAGCCGTCCGCGCCGGGCTCGATCGTCACCCGTTCGGGGCGCAGCGGAAACAGCTCCGTCACCGTGCCCGCCGCATCGCGCATGATCTGGACGAAGGCGTTGCCATGCAACAGCAGTTGCGCGGTCACGCGCTCGCGCAGCCCGGGCGCGGCGATCAAGGCCACCAGCCGCGCATCGCCGTCCAGCGGCGCGCCGTCGACGCCTTCCGCGACCAGCTTCACCGCACGTTGCGCGATCGCATTGTCGCAATAACCGGCACGCGCCTGCGCGTCATAGCCTTGCGGCCAGCGCCCGGTCAGCATGCCCGGCATCGGCGCACGCGCCAGCGCCGGGCGCGCGTCATCGCGCCCGGATTTCTTTCCGAACCAAGCCATATCCATCCCCATCATGATCCGCGCGCGCCGCCCCGCCCGCGCCTGTGCTCAACCCGTCGCCGTCATACCGCGCGGATGCGGGCGTCCCCCTGCCGTTCCAGCAGCAGGGCGGTCAGCGCCCATACGCAGGCATCGGCACGATCCGGCGATCGTCCGGGGCCATGATAACCGCCCCCCGCCACCAGCCCGGCCAGTTCGTCTTCCAGCGCCGCAAACGGCGCCGCATGCCACACGCGCCCCGCCTCGTAGAGCGCGGCGACCGGCTCTGCCCTCGCCGCCTTGCCCTGTCGCGCATGCACCAGCCGCACCGGCAAGGTCGATTGCGCCGCCAGCAATACGCTGCGCACCATCGCCCCGCCCTGGTTGGCCTCCGCCACGACGCGATCCGCCGCGCGCCGGTCGCTGACCGCTGCCACCGCGCGCGCCCAGCCCTCGGGCGACGCCCCCGCGATACTCGCATCCTCGATCACATAGCCGTGGCCGTCCGTCCCCAGTCCCGCCACGACGATCCCGCAGGCGTCGCCATCGCTGCCCGCCGGCGGGTCGACCCCCACCACCACGCGCACCAGCGCGGGCACCTGGCGCGCACGCTGGCGCTCGATCAATGCGCGCGGCCACAAGGCGCCGGGCAGATCCTCGATCAATTCGCCGTCCAGCTCCTGGCGCCCCAACCGGGTGGCGCCGTAATCGGCCGCCATCGCCGCGACGAACGCCGCCGGCAGATGGGGATTGTCGCGCGTGCGGCCGCGGGTGATCGCGGTGTCCGGCGATGCCCGGATCCGGCGCAGCAGGGCGGTCGGGCGCGGCGTCGTCGTCACCAGCACGCGCGGCCGTTCGCCCAGGCGCAGTCCCATCATCAGATTGTCCCACGCCGCGACGCCACGCCATTTCGCCAGTTCGTCCGCCCAGGCAAAATGATGTTCGGGGCCGCGCAACTTCTCCGGCGCCGCCTCCGAATAGATTGTCGCGCATGCCCCGCTCGCGAAGCGCAATTTCCCGCTGGTCGGTCGCCAGATCACCGGCTCGCTGTCGCGCGCCACCGCGATCACCCCGCTGGGGCCCTCGACCATCACCTTGCGCGCATCCTCGATCGTCGCGCCGACCAGCGCGATCCGCGCATCGGCATGCTGTCGCGCCATCGCGTTCACCCATTCCGCGCCCGCGCGTGTCTTGCCGAACCCCCGGCCCGCCTGCATCAGCCACACGCTCCACGCGCCCGCCGGCGGCAACTGCCCGTCGTGCGCCCACAAATCCCACGCCTCGGTCAGCGTCCGCAGATCCGGCATGCCCAGCCGCGCCAGCACCGCGCGCTGTGTCGCCTCCTCCTGCGTTGCCAGCCAACGCAACGCACGCGCCAGCGGCCGGGTCACGCCTGCTCCGCATTGTCGTCGTCCGAAGCGACGCCGCCTCGGCTGCGCGCCTGCAACCGGCGCAGCAACTGCGCCTCCAGCCGGCGCCGCGCCGCG